TTTGCCCGACGGAGTTCATTGTAGTTCCGCGAGCGAAAATCTTGAGGTTGGTGCCATCCTGAATAAATCGCAACCATCCGCCATATCCTGACACTTGAACAGAATCGTAATCCGGCGCTAGATCGGTCACGCCGCCCGCCTGTTTGCCCTTGCCTGTCGCGAGCAAGTCCCAGTAGTCCGTCTGAGCGGACGTGCTGGCACTGTTCATCGTGTAGTTATACCGCGCCGTCCCCGGCAAGTCGTCAATCGGCCCCCATCGACTCTGCGCAATGACGGGGATGTTTCCCGTGCCTAGTGTCACGGTCGCAAGCTGGTAATGTCGCGTGGCCGTCTGCGGGTCGTCTGCTGGCACCGTCGCCGCCGCTTCGATTGTGCGGGTGGTGATAGTGCTCACGATGTTGCCGGTGATATTAAGTGTCCTGTTCCACGTCACCTTCGCGTAAATCTTGTCACCGCTCGCGACGGTCAGCGTTTTAATCGGGCTGTTATTCACTGAGAATCCGGTCGGTAGGCTTCCAAAAAGAGTGCCGTTGTAAATCTTCACCGTGTTCGCCCCGTCTGCGACAATCTGAAACTCGCGCTGAGATTGCACCTGCGACGACGCTGGCACCTTTAGCCGCGTGAGGTCAACCACCCATCCGGTGTTACTCACAAGTATTCTGCCGCTGCCCCACTCTGTCGAGGGTAGCTTCACCTCGCCAGCGTGCCAAAGGTTCAGGTGCCCTACCACGTTGAACATCCATTTCTTGTCGAGCACTCCGCCCTCGAATGCGTTTTCCGGGTTGGCTAGTTGGACGGGGTCCATTAGACGAGTTGCGCCAGTGTCGGCGCGTTCACGTAGAGCGTCTTGCGCTCGATGATGCTGCCTTTGTAAATGCTGATTTCGGAATCCTTTGAAACGAACGGCCCGCTGGTTGGCGGAGGCCAGTTAGTCTTGAGCAAAACCCCGAAGATGGAAGTGATTTTCGGCGCGCGAATCACGTCCGGCCAATAGGAAAGGAAATACTCGTAAAGGTAGTATCCCGGACACACAAGCGGCCATTCTGCCACTTCCGGCGCCGGCGGCGGATTCTCCCAGTCATAGCTGGCCGATGTAGAGTAATACTGGAACGAATGCGTTACGGAAGTGCCTTCCTGCCGAGTGATTGGCAAGCCGGCATACACGCGCTTGAATTTCAGCCAGCCCTTGCACGCCGTGTATTCCGGCTGCTCCTCATGCACAAGGTATGCCGTGCCGAGCGTGGTCGTGACGGCTTGCATCTGCTCCACTGGCGAGACGAAGCCCGGCGAGTAGAAGCGATTGTTTTGGAACGGCGTGAAGTTCGCCGCTAGCTGATAGCAGTCAATATGCCACTCGAAGCTCCATGTGTCGCCCTTGTCCTGAAAGGGGCGCACGTAGCGGCCCGGCCCGTCAAAGGTGACGGTCGAGAGCGTGCCCACCATTACTCTGTTTGGAGTGCTCATCTTGATTTAACTGCTGTTACGATTAGCGTTTTTGCGATAAACTCGTTGATCTGATTTTTCGCTGCGCCCACGTTCTTTGGTGCATTGCGTTCCGCCGCGTCCTTAATAGCTTTACGTGTCGCTTCGCTGCCTCTTGTGCCGTTGCGCGTCCCGCCACGGTTAATGATTTCCACTAGCGGCATCCCACCCGCTGCGCGGCGTGCGTTTTCGGCATCCGCTTCTGCGCCCTTAAACATTTTCTGATTGCGCATCCCTCGTCTGTCAGCCATTAGATTATCTTTAGCCAGCTTCGCATCCTCAGCGTCCATCGCCGCTCCGCGCATCTTGTCCCGCGCCGCCGCCACGCGCAATGCGGCTTCGTTCTTGCGCCGTTCCTTTGCCTCTTTCGCTTTCTGTGCTGGCGATTTCAAAAGCTCGTTTGCTTCTGCTTGCAAGTCATTTATGGCCTGCTGCTTTCCGAGCTGATTGGCAAGCGCCTTGTCCCCATCGTGCAATGCCTTGGCAATCTGATTTGCAAACTGCACGCGGTTTTGCTCGATAGCTGCCACGCGCGCAGTGCCGCTCATCTGCACTTCCGTCAGGTTGATCGCGTTGGCAATTTCCATCTTGGAGTTTGCCAATGCAAAGAGCGCAACTTCCTCGCGATGCTTTGCAAGGTCAACTTCCACCTGCGCCTGCCGAAATGCGATAGAGCCAACCTTGAACAGGTCGCGCTTGTCGGCGGCTGCTTTCTGCGCGTTCTTGGCTGAGTTTAATTCCAGCGTGTAAATCTCCTTGTGCGCATCCGCATCGTCCTCCGATTGCGTTGTTTGAATCTGCGAAAGGCGCATATTGCGCTCTTGAACGTCAAGCTCGGCATAGGCCAGCGCGGTTTTTGTTTTTGCGGCTCGCGCGGTTTCTGCCGTCACGCCTTTCGCAACGTCCTCCTGCTTTCTTGCTGTGTCCAACGCGTCACTCGCACCTTGCACTTGCCCTTCCACGCCGTCAAGACGCAGCTTTGCCGTGCTGCGAGCTAGGTCATGTTCGCTTTCGGCGGTAACTTCCTGCAATTCATTCTGCCTTTTCGCTAAATCGTATTCCGTTTTGGCTAGCGTAACTGCTGCGCCGTATGCTTTCTGCTGTTCTTGCGAGCGGTTTCCAGCCGCGTCTTTCATGCTCGCGTCGAGTTGAGATAGCTTGCTCTTGTAGTTGTTTTCAAGCTCCAAGTCCTTGAGCCTTCGACCTTGCCCTGCGGAAATGTCTTTTTGAGCACCGCTGATTTTATTCATGCTATCAGCGGCCATCTTGGACGTGAGCGCGATTGCACCGTTGATGCGATCAAGATTCGTGTCGCGCTGTTCGCTTTGCGGCTTTGCCGTTTCCGTGCTTCGCAGATTGTTCAGCTTGGCAATCTTGGCGATCATCTGGTCGTAACCGCCGTTTTGCTCGTCAATCACGGAGGCAATCTCATACATGTCCTCCAGTTCCTTTGTGGCGAAGTTTTTCAACCCCACCAACTTCGGCAACTGAAGCAGCGCGGCCTTTATTTTATCGCCCGTGCTCAACCCTGCGTCACCGGCTGCGTTGATGTGCCCGTAGAGCGCAGTAAATTCGCTGTCAATCTGTCCAGCCTTTCGTCCGGTCTGCAAAAGCGCGCTGCCGAAATCGGTGAACAGTTTGATTGCGCCTGAAATGATTGCCGTGTTTGCGATGCGACTTAGGATTCCGGATGTTTTCTCGGAAGCCTTGGCAACTTGCCCCATGCTTTCGTTCATCGTCGCAATGTCCTTCTTCCATTGCTCTAAGCTGATACCCGCCTGCGCTGTGAAATCGTTATTGGCCATGTTAGCTCACTTTCCGCATCGGCACGATCCAAGGCGCATCTTGCTGGCAAGCTGCCGGAATCGCGAGGTTGATTTTCTGAATCGGTTCACTGCACAGCTTATACCCTTCCGCACACTTCGCGTCAACAAATGCGTCCATCTCCGCATCAAAGTCTGCCACGATGGAAAGCTCGAAGTGTTCAATCTCGCAAAGGAACTTGCTGATAAGCGGCGATGAGCGGCGATTTTGCATGGTGCATCCGCGCGCGTCGTCCGCCGCTTTGATGAGCTGGTAGAGAATGCGCAGCGGAGTGTCTAGGACGCGTTCTAGGTGCCATCCTGCTCCGGGATATGCCGTATTCAGCGAACAGTAGAGGCCAGCCGTGGAGCCGTAGAACGACACGCCTTCGCGCCCCGGCCCCGCGTCGAGAAAGGCGCGGTCGAGATACTCGTCAATGCCCTCGCGCGCTTCGTCCACATCGAGGTTCAGGATGGCCGCGAGAAACGCCTTGCGCCGCTCATCGTCGCCAAACGCGAAGTCCTTTGTGATATACCAAAGGAAGTCGGGAATGGCCGCAATCGGGCACTCCCCGCCGCACACGAACGGGTTGCCCATTGCGCGCAGCCATTCCAGCCGGCGCGGTGTCAGCGGCTCCACTTGCACGCCTGCGATTAGCTCGGGCAAGCCAAGCATCGCCACGGCGCGATCCTTTCGCTCGCTGTCTAGCGCGTCCGCATGTTCGTCGAGTGTGGCGTCCGACACATGATTAGAGGCTTGAGGTCGTCACGTTGCCAGCGCCGCCGTTGGCTTGCTTCGCTTCAACGCTGCAAGTGCGGATTTTCGTGTCGGCGGTCTTGGCAATCGGTGCCTTGAGGACGACGAACGTGATGCTGCTCGCCTCGTTTTCCACGGTGCGCGTGAAGGTCGAGCCGAGCGTCGGCGGAAGCGTGCCGCTGCTGGCAAGCTGCCATTCGCCCTTGTAGTCATATAGCCCTTTCTGGTAGAGCGACTGGTTCGGGTTGCCGTATTGGTCTTTATTGTGATCCTCCTCGATGTTGGGAGTGATTTCCTCGGTGTTCACATTGTAGGTGACGGCTTCGGAAGTCGTGATAGGCGCGACGCCGTAGCCGGGTGCGAGGACAAGAACGCGGTTGGGACTGGACATGATGGTGTGTTAGTTGAGTGTGGTTAGTGCTGCGGGATTTATGACGAGAATGAAGCTGATGGCAAGCGTCGTGTTGTCGAGGTTTTCCGTGTCGGCTTGGTCGTCGTCGCTCTCTGCGGGCTTTACCTGCGTGACGAGGTTCGGCACGTTATCCTCGGAAATGGCAAGCTGCGTATTCTGCCAGTCATCCACGAAATACTGAGAAAGGCGCATCCGCACTTGGCCGAGCAAATCATCATGCGCGCCGGACGTTTCCTCTGTCGTCCGGTTCGTGCTGACAATCACCCGCATTGTGCATTCGTAGCACTGGTAAATGTAGAACGGCGCAACGCCAATCGTGAGCTTCTGGTCTTGAAACTGCGCGCCGACGATTGTTTTACATGCGATGCGAGGGCTTTGATTAGTGTCTGTCTGCCGCGAGTGATAGACAAACTCGCACGCATCGGACATCACGCCAATCATCACGGCTTCCGTGTTTTTTTCCAACTGGAGTATCTCGGAAAGCGTCATACTAGCTCCTCGCGATTGCAGCGACGACGCGCTTCATTTTGCGCTCGCAGGCGCGGTTGAATACCGGGAACTGTGCGGCCATGATAGGCGTCAGGATGCCTTGCCCGGTGAAGGGTTTGTATTTGCGTTCCGGCTCATCCAAGAACGGGACGCTTATGCTCGCCGTGAGCTTCGTTTGCCCGCCGTGCCATTGCCCGCGCCCTTGCGGAATGTCAGGCTCATCGTGGTTGCGCGTGGTTGCCGAGAGCACTGCCGCCGATGCGGTCACGTTCACGCCGAGCGAATAGCCCACCTGCACCCATTGCAGTTGGAACAGGAAACGTGCCGGCGCACGGTCTGCCAAGAATTGCGCCTTTGTAACGCCCTGCCCGCCTCCCCTTGCCTTCCATTTCGCATACTGGCTGTTGGGCTTGCCGACTTGATTCTCGCGGATTGTGGCGAGGTCTCGCACGGGAGTCGCGGCCCTGGCTTTGTTGAGCGAAGGACGGAGAAGGTAGTTGCTGATTTCCGGCTTGAAGATGCGCGCGGGGATGCTCGCAAGCTCCTTTTGCTTGCGACGAATCCCGCTGATGTCCATTTTGAAGCCGGAGTTTCTCATTGCTTGAGGTTGCAAATCAGCCGCACGATTGAATCGGTTTTATCAGGCTCGAATTGATACACCTCGAAATTCAAATGCCCGTCGCGGTTAAACGCCTCGCCGTAGGGCGTGGCGTATCGAATCACAGATCGAAGCCCGATGCCAGCCGTTGCGCGGTCGCTTTCGAGCATTTGAAATGTGAATGTCACTTTCCCATCATAAGTTGATGGATTCAACGTCTTAAAGATTTGAAGCGGCGGCGCGATGCACGCAATGGTCGCGCCGTTGAACGTGATGGAATCGGGGAAGATTTCCAACAGTGCCGCGTTGAGCGCCGCCATTGAATCGGCCCAGCTCATACGTTAGGGCTTCGCTACTGCTTGCCCGGTAAGATTGAGGTAGAGCGAACCGTTCGTGAGCGCCTGCCCAAGTGACACGCTCCAGAATCCGCTTGCGATGTCCGCATAGGTCTCGGTGATGCCACCGGACGTGACGCTGAGATAAATCATGGATCCGGAGGTCATCGAAACGCTTCCGGGATTGACCGTGCCGCGCGTCTGAATGAAGAACGGCTGCCCCGGCCCTGCGCCTCCGAGCGCCATGCCTGCGGGCACCTTGACGCCGCTAACGTCCGCGTCGGCGAGGCTGTATGTCTGCGCGCTGGCATCCGCGAGGGATACCATGTTGCCAGCAACAATCGTGACGCCAGCGGCTGCGTATCCATTGGTGATGTTGTTCGTGATGCCGGATGTCGTGAGTTGCGCGACGTTTGCGGGAGTCTGTGAAATTGCGGCCATGTTCGTGAGTGGTTATGCTGCTTTTTGGTTTTCGTCTTTGAGTTTGAAAGTGCCGGGGATGGGATAGAGAACGCTGCCTTCGTGCTGAACACACAGCCGTTGATCCACGAGAATCTTGCCGCCGAGCTTGCGCCAGTGCTGACAAAACTCCTTGTCCTCACTGTGCCCACCGGGAAGCGTGCGCCAGTATTCGCGCATGATGCTGCCTTCGATGTCCACGATTGGCGACTCATCTTCCATCGCCTCGAAAACGCTGCGATGGATGGTCATGAATCCGCGCGCCACCCATTCGACTTCGACAAGCGGGTTTGCGTTCTGGCCTTCCACGTCCTCGGCAAATGCGTCCTTGTCGAGCACCTGCATGTTCAGTGTCAGGCCAAGCTGTTTCTTGGGATAGACTCCCGCGACTAGCGGCACTTCATGGCTGATTAGAAGCTCAAGCTGCGCGGGCGTGAACATGATGTCCAAGTCCACAATCACCATGCGGTCGCAGTTGCTTTCGAGGAACTGGTGCGTTGCGAAGTTGCCGGTTGCTGCCGGGCACGGATGCGAGAATCTGCCAATGGCGCAGTCCCGTTCTTTCAGCGCGGTCAGTGCGGCGAGAACCATGCAAAAATGGTTGCTCGCCGTCACTGAGCCGGAGCCGTTATCCATGAAGGGAATGAACAGCTTTTCCTTCATGGGCTTAGACCTTCTCGAACGTCTCGCGGAATGCTTTCACGGTGCCTTCCCAGACTTCCTTCTTGTTTTTCATGAAGTGCGTCCGGCCATAGATGTTCGGCTCCGTGACGGCGAGGAAAAACAGGTGCCCGGTTTCAACGTGCCTGTAAGCAACGTCGGTGAACTGGTCGTCTGTCGGGAAAAGCGTGAGCCTGTCCGCCTGCGATTCCGCAACGTCAACGTCTGGAAACTCGATTGGCATAATATTAGTTGGTTGAGAATTGGTTTTGTTTTTTGGAGTCTAACCACTTAGCGTGATTGGCCCTAAGTAGATTAAGCTGCACTGAATTTGTGCGCCTTTTCATACTCAGCTTGTTTCGTGTTTGTTCACTGACTGGGCGACCGCGAAGACTTGCTGCGCGCTTTTCTTTAGTTTCCTCAGATTGCTTTTTACCAAGTTGGCCAAGCCTTATCCGTTCCCTAACTTCCGGTGTCAGATTTGCTTTTTTCGAGGCTTTCATTTTGGCTATATGCTCAGGCGAGCACTTTCGTCCAATATTGGCTGCGCGAATCTTTGCTTTAGTTTCTTCCGACTGACACTTTCCGGAGTTTCCTCCGCTGTCAAGATTTGTCAGTGGAAGTCCAACGCTTCGGAAATGAGCAATCCAAAATCGCTCGCGCTCTGCCCATGTTTCATCTGTGCATTCCTCAATCGCGTCCATGATTGGACGAAGACCGAGTGAGCAGAGTTGGTGAAGCCAGTTGTTTTTGTGGCTGCCCTTCTTTTCGCTCATATGCAACGCTAGACGGGCTGCAAGGTTGTTGGTTTTTCCGACGTATCGTATAACCTTAGTCCTTGGGTCTGTAAGCGTGTAGATGAAATGAATCATTTTAGGAAAAACTCGTAGCAATCAAAACAAATGCGCGGTTGTTGGTAACAGTCGGGTTAGACGACATGCCAACGCGCACGACGAGTGAGTTGATTTCGAGGCTCGGGTAAGTCTCGACGTAGTTGCCGCCTTCCATGTAGAGCGGGCCGTCCACGACGGGCTTGCCGCCGTTCTCGAAGCCAGTCCAGAAAGGCGTGACGCCAAGGCCGGAGATAGTGGGAACGCTGACGCCTTCCTTCTCACTGGCAACCTTGCTCATACCCTTGCGTCCGACGCCGATGTAAGCCGTGCTCCAGATAGGAGTGAGGCTTGGCACCTGATTGCTCGCGGCGATGTTGATGTAGCAATCGCCGATGAGGATTTCCTTGACTCCGCACTCAGCGGCGAGCGCCGTTGTGAAGTTGCCTTCGTTTACTTCCGCCATCGGGCCGTAAATGCCTTTGATGAATTGCAGCGTGCTTTGGCAGGTGCGAACGCGCTCCCAGACCTGTCCGCTCATCCAAGCAGTGTCAGCGATTTCGCCGAGTCCCTTAATGTAGCGGGCGGCGGCGATGATGTCCTGAATCGGATTCATTCCAGCGCCGGGGAAGGCGAGGTCGCGATTCGCAGCGGTGTAGCTGGCGACCGGCGTCATCGCGGTGCCGCGATAGGTGTAGGCCGGGTTGAACAGGATGTTGGCGCGGAGCAGTTCCTTCGTGAGGCCAGAAATCTGCGTGCCGAATTGCGCGGAGAAGAACGCAACGAGATCCAGATACTCGTCCCATTCCATCTTCGTTTCATTCGGAATCACGATTTCCTGTCCGATGAGGTTCGTGCTGAACGTGAAGTCATTCACCTGCGCCGTGATGCGCTCGTAACGAGTGCCGGGCGCGCGGAGGAACTTCTGGTCAGTCAGCGTCCGCATAGCTTCCACGCCTTGCAGCGTGAGCTTGGGCAGATGCGCCGTGCGCTTCGTGAGCGGCAGGTCGGGCATCAACTGATCGCCGATGAGATTGCTAATTGCGCCTTCCCCTTCGACGATGGCTTGCGCCAGTTCCTCGCGGGGGCCGGTTCCAACTGTGGGTGTAAATACGGGCATGGTGTGTGGTGGTTAGGTGTTAGAGCGAGACGTTGAGTTCAACTGCGCCGACTTGACCGGCACCGGGGCAGGCCTGCGTCCAGATGCCCATGATAAGGGCATTCGCGCCGGAGGTGTTGGCAAACTGGCCGGAGGCGGCGGTGTAAGCGGTATCACCGATGCTTGTCGCGCCGGTTCCGATGGCGGGAACTTCGCCGCCGTGGAAGTATGCGGCAGCGGCACCGGGTTTCGATGCTTCGATGTATTCGAGTGAGACGAACGAACCGCGCGAGCTGATGAGCGAGAGCGTGGTGAGTCCGGTTGCGCCGACTGTGAGACGCAGGCCGGAGCTTGCAATCGCAGTGGAGTCGTTATTGACGGAGCGAATTGCGCTCCCGATGTTGTAGGTGTTTTGAACGGCCATTGTGTTAGGTGGTTAGGTGTTAGGCGGTGACGGGCATCGGGCGTCCTGCGACTTCCCATTGGTTAAATTCGCCGGGTTTGGCGTCGTTCTTGGCGCGCATAATTGCGAGCGGGCGAGTGACGCCGGTTCCGAGATGCTTTTTGAGCACCGCGACGAAAGGCAATTCCGGCTTGTCGGCGGGCGCGGGAATCTTGAATGCGCCCGTGCCGATGGCCTTCGTGAACTTCGCCTCGGCGAGCACAGCGGCCTTCTCGCTCACGGCGTCCTGGTTGCCGTCGAGCTGGCGTTTGATGGCTCGGATGGAGTTGAGCACCGCGCGGAGCACGGCGGGCTTATCCTTGTCAGCGTCGCTCTTGTCGCCATCGGCAACGCCGGCGGAGGCTTCCATCGTGGCAGCGGCGTCGGTGTCTTCCATCGCGGCTTCGTCGCCGTCCGGTTCAACGGGCGCGTCGGCCTTGTGGGATTTGATGATTGCGGAGACGGCGGCTTGCACCTTTTCGTCTTTGAGGGCTTCGATGAGTTCGTTGATGTCCATTGGTTGTGAGGTTGAGGTGGTTGAGTCGTCTGCTGAAAGTGCCGCGAGTAGCGCGGTCGTCATTGCGCCCTTGCCCACGAAGTCGCCAGCCATCACGCCGGTTGCCACCGCGTCGTTCTTGCCGCCTTCGTAGTTGAAAACCATGCTCACCATGATTCCCTGCGGGTCATTCAGCGCGGCGTGCAGGATGGCTTCCTTGTGCGGCGTAGGCCAAAGGAAAGCGTCTGCGACAAGGTTGCCGTCGCCGTCCTTGCGGAAGTTGCGCCACGTAGCAACGCGGCTGTCGATGCCTTCGTTGCCCTCGATCCACTTGTGCGTCCAATGCGCGGAGAGGCGCTGATCTTCGCTGCACAGTGCAAGCAGGGAATCCACAAGCTTGGGAGTGCAAAGCAGTTCCTCAGTCTTGCCGGTGTGCGGGTTGGCAAAGCGCGCGAGCTTTCCAAGCCGGGCGAGTTGGCAACCGAAGATAGTATCACCGTCCACTTTCTCAGTGGATTTCAGCGAGGCTTGCAGTGATGCGACTTTTGGCACGGCGCACGTATTGCGCGCGGTTGCCGTTGTTGGCAAATTTTGCCGCTTAACTAGTTAAGACTTTTTGGGAAGCCTCGAAAGAAACTCCACTGCCGCCGCCGTCAATCGCTTGCTCTGGCGATGCCCGTTTTCCACGTAACTAAGATGCTCTGGCGTCACCTTCAACTCTGCCGCAAGTTGCTTTGCCAACACTCCGCGCGATGCTCTTAGAACTGCGATTGAAGATTTCGTTTCGTGTTTCATTAAATCTTTTTCCCCTTTGGAAACAGGTATCGGTGTGTAACATCGGAAAATGCTTTCCGAGCTGCGCGTATATCGCGGAGAGTGTTTTGTAGCTTCTTGATTTGTTCAGGCGTCAGATTCATGTGTTCGGAAGGTGCGAGCGGAAAGCGTGCGTTCATATTGCAATGCTGAAATCGAAAATCTCCCCGCGCATCTTTTGCGCTCGCGCCACGCGCCGGCCAAGCGTGAGCCGTTCCGTCTGTCCAAGTGCGCGGTCAATTTCAAGCGAAGTCTTGTGCCAGTCGTTCCAGTCCCAGTTTTGGCGATGCGAGCGGTGCCACAAAAGCGGCTCTGTGCAGCCGTAAACGGGCCGCCCTGCCTTTGCAAACGCCAAGGGGAGCAAGTAGTCCCAAAAGCACTGCCCGAAGCTCAGAAACGAACACGGCACAACGTGAGCGTCGCGCCCGTGAAGCATGAATCCGTCTATGCCGTCCCAGTATGCGCCGCCGTTCGTGTAGTCTCCGCCGTGATCGTGCCGGTGGAGGGTGACGAGGCCGCTGTCGTTCGCCTCCGCGAGACGCTCAAGCTGCGCAGCTTCGCAGCGTAGCTCGATGTCCGAGTTGAGCAGCAACACATTCGCGCTCAGTTCCGTCGCGTATCGCAACGCGGCGTCAATCGCCACGTAGGGCTTGCCGAAGAAAAGCTCCGTGGTGTTGTGCGCTTCGTGGAATACCACGCCGGGGAATTGCTCATCCAGAACGGCAATCTCCCGCGCGCAGTTGAGCGAGGTCACACGCAGGCCAGCGCGGAGCCATGATTCGACGCACCGCTGCTGTTCTTCGATGCGATTCGGAGCGATGCTTGTGAGGGCGTGGATCATGCCGATGCTCCCCCCATCCACCCCAGAGCAGGATGATACACTTTTACGGAAGTCAGCGGTTCGGATTTCGGTTTGGATACTAGGATTTCCCCATCTGACCCCGTTCCGATTGTCTTTCCTGTCAGCTTGAAAGCTGGACGGCTTAGGAAGTCTGGGCCGCTCAACATAAAAGACATGTTTGGTCTTACTTCATACTGGCCATTTCCGTGGTCAATTGCCTCATACGCTGACACGCCTGACTCCATTATGTTGTCGCGATAGTTTTTTGATTTACCGCCCTTCGGGACATTTCCAAAGCGAAGCGAAACGATTCTGTTTCCTTTTTCAGCATCATCCCATCTTTTATCCACTTCATCCGAATAGGCTTTTTTGAATAAGTCATGCTTTTTCTGCAATTCGTTTTTGTCTCGAATTGCAGTTTCAAGCTCGGAGGCTAGTGATTGGTCATTCGGAGAAAGCCATCGCCTGTCAGCTAATGTAGGTTCAGAAACCATTACGCTAGGTGCCGTTGTGCTGAATTTTGATTGCCTTGTTTGTACATTCAAAAACGATAATTTGGCCCGCTCATCTTCTGATGGTCTCAATGAGGCCGTCGTGTCCGATAAGGAAACCGGGTCGCGCCAATCGTTGTCCTTTGCTGACTCATTTGAATCCGGCTTCTCTTTCGCCCCGTCTTCCCCTCCCGTCTCGTTTGGCTTCGCAGGCGCATCCTCCTTCTTCGCCCCGCCCCCTCCGCTTCCAAACTCGCCGTCCTTTGCGCGCGGGTGTTTCGATTCGTCAAAGTCTGCCATTGCCGCCGCTGGCTTCGGTGCCTCGCCTGTTTTCTCCACCGTGTCAGACTTCGTGCTGGAATCGCTGATGGTCGTTGGCTTGCCTTGCGTGAGATTCTCGGCCTGCGCCGCCGCTTGAGGATTGTCGCTCACCTGCGCCACGTCCTGCGCGGTCACCGTGGGCTTGTAGCCTTGCTTCACAAGCTCCCTGTTTGCATCCTCCACCGTCTTGCTCACCATGATTGCCCACTCCCGCGTCTCGCTGAGAATCGCATCCGCCGTCGTGCCGAGGTTGTTGGCGATCACGCGCTGCGGCGAGGTGATGCCCGCGCGAATCTGGTCAATGTCGCTCTTGGCATCGCGGAAGGCGTCAGCACTCGGAAGCGTCGTGAACTGCCACGAACCGCGCGTGATGCCCGCCTTTGCCGGCAGAAGCCCGCGCTCTACTCCGTCCATGATCGTGACGTATGCGATCACGTCGAGGCGTGGGCCATGAACCTGATTGCGCAGCCGTTCAATCTCGCGGCCTGCAATCTCGAATGCTCCACGGAAAGGTGCGCCGCCGCTCTCGCTGCCGGAAAACAGAAACTCATACGGGAATCCGCACGCGAGGCTTCCCCGCTGGTCGAGGTAGCGCAACGCGGCCACGAAATCTTGCGATGGATGTTCAGCGCGTAGCACCTGATACGAGTCGCCGTTGAATTGATACTTCACCACCGCGCCGTCCGCGTAGCTTTCCTGATATTCAATCGTGCCGTCCGCGTTCGTTTGCTTGTCGTAGCTGTAATCCATCGCGCTGCCGGAATTGTTCGAGGCAATCGCGGCCATCTTCGACTGCTGTTGCATCGTGTCCTTTGTAGCCTTCAAAATCTCGTGGCTGCTGCGAATGTCGTCCACCGCTGCCGAGAAAAGCGAGACTCCGCGCACGCCGGTGTCAATCGGGTCAATGAAGAAAATCACGTCCGCCGCTTCCACGTTCTCTGGTCGAATGTAGGTCGTATCATACCACCGCTCATAAATGCGGTAATGCGTGATATTCGGCCCGTTGAAAAACAGGCCGCAATAATACGTGATACCGTCCTTCACAACGGGCGCGACGTAGCGATACACTTCGCCGATGCGGTCGCCGGTAATCGCGAGCAATCGCAATTCGGATTCGGGATTTCCCGGCTCGCTGCGAATCCATCGCAACGCGCAGTCACCGTATTGCGGGAGCATGGCATCCGCGCAAATCCCGAATGCCTGTTGCATGGATTGGTTGACTCCCATGCGCTTCCACTGGTCAACGCAGTAGTCCGTGACGAGTTTGTTGAGCGCGGAGTCGCCCGTGTCTGGGTGATACGTGATGCCGGAGGAGCAGTAGGCCCTCCTGCGGTTGATCAGGTTCCGCCCGAAGGCGGTGTTCTTCACAATTTCTTCCCCTTGGAGGCTCAACTTCGATCTCTGCAACTGCGCAATCGTGCTGTTCGGATTCGAGCCAACGCGTGTCGGCGAGTTGAAGGATTTGCTCTGCCGTGCGCCCTCGTATCCGGCAAGCACCGCCGTTTTCCACGGCGATTGCAGGGCTGAGTAGCTTCGCAGAATGCGGCTTTGCATCTGCGGTGAAAAGGTGGAGGGAGCGGTGTTAGAAGCCATCGAGTTGAGAAGTGCGGAAATCGGAATAGACGACATTCGCCAGCGGCGCGAGCAGCCCACGGAAGCGCATTTCAGCGGTGATTGCGCAGATCATGTCCTGCGGCGTCATCGTCGTCTTGGTGCCGCTTTTCGCGCCGCCGCTCACCGATGTCCAGTCTCCCGCGACAAGTCGCGCCTTGGCGGTCGTGAGTGCCGCCGAGAGTTCGGCAGCGGTGAATGAGCGAAATTCGAGTCCCGGTGATGGCATGTTAAATCTGTCCTAGTATTGCGCGAAGTGCATCATCCCAAGTAGGGTTTTTGATGTCCGCTTTTTTGATGCGCGATTCGATTTCCTTCACGAATTTCTTTTCATCATCCCTGCGCTCGCGGATGTATTCTGAGGCATCTTCTCGGCGGTTTTCTGGAATGAAGTATGGCATTGCGTGCGTTTAGCGGATTTCGTCGCAAGTGTCAAACCGAAAGGATGGACTCGATTTCGGCGCGGATTTCTGGCGTGATGGAACCGTGGCTCCAAAAGCTGCGTTTCGGGTCGCGCGGGTGCGGCTGCCCATTCTCCACATCATACCATGCAAACGCGCCGTGCCAACGCTTGTGCGCGTAAGCTCCCATCGCGGTGAAATCCATGCGATTTTGGGCGAAGCTGTTTTTCCCGCTGATGAAGTATTTGTGCAAGTCGCCGTGAACCGATTCGAGGCAGTGCCGGTAGTGCTGATAGAACCATATCGGCATCATCTGCGTATTCACACACATTGCATAGATTTCACTCGGGAAGCCAAGTTGCGCGTCTGTCGGCTCCCGCCATTGCGCGCAATCGCTCACGACGCCATCATGCCCGGTCAGTGATTCCCATGTGCGGTAAAGGTACACCGGCTTGTCATTGCGGAAGAAATCCTCCGGCGTTGTCGGCACGTTGAAAATGCCGTCGCTGTCGTGGTGCAACACGTATTCCGTGCCGTGCGGGACAAACTCATCGGCGCGGGCCATGATCTCCATGTGCTGCACCATGCCCTTGCCTTCAACCTCGAAATAGTCTTTGAATTTAATCCAGCCGCAAGTATCCATCACTGTTTGACCGAATCGGTTTGCGGCATCTTCCAAATCGCGCGAGGGAATCGCGACTGTCACTCCGGAAAATCCCCGGCAGAATTTTTGAATGGATTTGAGACATAATTCCAGCCACGGAAAATCTTTCCAATACGAGACAATGAAAATCTCACAGCGGCCTACGGGGTTCGGATTCGGTGTCAGGTCGGTCGGGTTGCTCATGTGGTTTGGGACGTTTATTTCGGTGATGGTCATTTTTCGCAGACGCTTTGAATGAGTAGGATTCCAGCCAGCAAAATCATCTGAGGTAAGAAGAATGCCAACCAAAATGTCTTCCAACTGTAAAAAGTCCATTTTTGCACTCCCCACCTATGAAATGCAAAAGACAAAGCGATTAGCAGGATTCCAATAATAATTGGTGCGGTTTTCATACGGGGTTGTTTTCGGAAAGTTTCGCTAGCGGGAAAAAGTTGTGTCGAATCGCGAGAACCAGCGCCATCACTTCCAGATCGAAATAATGATCCTCGCGGATTTTCTTCCACACGATTTTCTTCACCATAGCCGTTTTCCTGTCGGATTCAAAGACTGGCATGAACGACGGTTGATTCTTGACGTAGCACTCCGGCATGTCAATCGCGATGCCGAAGTAACGCCCCGAAGTGCCCGTTATCAGCGCGTATAGGTAGCCATAGACTTCCGGGTTGTGGCAAGTGAGGCAATACGCCCATCCATCCGGCAAACGCCCGCGCTTGGCTCCCATGCGCTTTGGCAGGGCTTCGCCGACAACGCCTGACTGCGCCTCTGGATCGGAGTATGGCATCGGCGTAGTCGCGGTGCGCCCATCCTTGTCGTGAATGACGTGGAACTGTTGCAGGTCGCTGCCCTTGAACGCCAGCCAGTTGAATTGACTGCACTCGCGGAATGTGCGGCGCGGTTCGTGGCCTGAGTCCACTATGACGCAAGGCCAATGCGAGCCATGCACGCCCTCGCGCACGGAAAACTCCGTTGCCATTTCGTGAAGCTGCGCGGCGGTGTCTATGCGCCGGTAGCACACGCGCCGAGAGTTGCCCTGTCTGTCCCATTCGGTGACGAGCGCGTGCCGGTGCGCTGGCTCTCCGGCCTTGCCTGCCTGCGGGTCGCAGGATAGGACACGCAATGTCTCACCCCCCGGCTGCCACGGGTCGCCGAGCCGGTAGTCACGATTGCCTTTCGCGTCGCCGAGCGATGGCATCGTCGGCGTCCAGATTCCGCAAATCTGCTTCTTCACGAAATTCTCCATCACGTCCAGATTGCCGAGCAAAGCATACTCGATGGCCTCGACGTATTTTTGCAGCGTGGATTTCCATTCAAGCTCCGGCACCGAAAACACGTTCCACCGATACGAGTCCGTGCCCGGCTGCGGGTTCGGGTTCATCGGCACGTAGTCATCGCCGCACAGCGATTCCCGATCCTGTGTCGTGTCGTGAAATATCGCCTCGCAGTGCGGGCAACGCGCGCGGATGGATTCGACAATCGGCTTCTTGTCCGGTGTCTCATCCCAAAGGAAAACGTCCTTCCCATAGACCTCCACCGCGTGCTTTTGCGTCGGCGTCACTTCCCTCCAAAGCGGCCAAATGAGATTTGCGCACTTGGGGCATTTCCAGTGATACTCATTCTGCGGCCCGGCAAGAAAGAACTGTGCAATCTCGCGCCCGTCATCCGGTGCCGTGGTGCCATAGACTGCCTTGCCTAGCCAGCCCGCGCTTTGGATTCGGTCCTCGATTTCCTTGAGCGCGCCGTCCTCGAATGAATCCGGCAAATGCGCCTCGTCAATCCACACGGTCTGGAGTTGGTCGGTCTGCCGTTGTGCTTTCGACGGGCCGGAAATGTGAAACGTGCAATTCCGAAAATACCACTTCGATTTCGTGACTCGCCCGCGTTCCGTAATGCTCATTTTGAGCAGCCGTCTGCACTCTGGAATCGGGAGGATAAAAGGCTGTCCGCGATCTTGGCTCCATGTGTCGCCCTTGTCGTCATTCTGCGCGAAGAATTTGCAGTCACCACCCACGCGCGCGATGTGGTGCGCGATGCAGATTTGAAGCGCGACGGTTTTCATGCACCCTGCCGCCGCGAGCATGACGAGCCGTTTCGTGCGGATGTCGTCATTGGCAGCGAGCGGGGCGCGCAGGCGCTTGTAATTCTCGATTTGAAACTTGCCGGTGTAGAGTGACAGCTTCTCAAAAACGATGCTGTCGGCGGCGAAGGATAGCGTGCTCATGCGCCAATAAACTTCGGCAACACGCCGTCCTCCAACGCGGCGGTAATCGCGTTCTTGACCTCCGCACTGAATGCGCCATCCGTAGCAGCAACGAAATCCTCCGGCGAGTTCGCTTTTGCTGCTGCCTGCGCCATCGTGATTCGGCACTTTTGATGCGCGATTTGAACACAGTCGAGAATGTGCTTTATCCACTCCCGGCATTCTTCGATGCTGGCCTTCTCTCCCTCTTTGCGCTCGATTGCAACGCCACGGTCGTAATTCAGCAACGCCTTGGCCGTCTTGTTGAAGTTGTCGCGCGCGTTCAACAGGTCGCACTCAGCGCGGGCAATCGCGCCTTTGTTTTCCTGCGTCTCGGCGGCGTTTGGCGATAGCGAGCGGAGCGCGTCAAGCCGTGCCTCGGCGTCGTCCTCCTGCGCGGCGAACTTGGCAGCGGACATTTGCAGCCGTTTGAGCACGGCAGGCGCGGCGAGTTCTTGCACCGCATCCGGCGCGGCATCGGGTTTGCGTTTAGCGGCCATGTTACGGTGCGACGTATTTGAACACGGGATAAGGGCGGTAGCCGGGATGCACCTCGCGCTCGCCGGCCAAGACGCCAGTGCATTTGTAATACTCGCCGAGATACGCCTTGGTTCCTTTGGGCAGGCCGGTAATGACGATGTAAAAATGGTCGTCGAGCAGGTAGCTTTTCGAGCGCACCTGCACGGCGGCGATCAATATGTCGCCGTTTTCCAACTTGGCGACGATGGCACCCATAACGGTGCCGCGCGTCTCTGGTGGGTCGTTCAGGCCCGCGAGGGCTGGCATTAGGAGTGCGAGGAGGATGAGTAGTGGTTTCATAATTCGAGTAGGTGTTTCAAGAGTTTCGGCCCGCTGGTCGTGCCCTTCCGCGCGAGCCAAGCGGCGTGCAATTCCGGCGAGAGGCGCATACACAGCGCCACGGGGCGCGGCTTGCGCTTGCGGCCACTGCCGGGACGTTTGCCGCCGTGTGTCATCGGCAAATCAGCGCAACGTGCGCCGCGCGGGATTCGTTCAGGTACGCTCCGATCTTCGCGGCCAGCGCCGGGTCGTGAACATCGGCGGCACCGCGCAGCACGGCGAGCACGTCGCGGGCTGAGTAGAGGTCGCCGTTTGCCTCGCGGCGGGTCATGGCGTGAATCAGGGCGGAAACGATAAGGGAGTCTGTGGGCATGGATGGAGTGCGTGCGAGGGTGTAGGGCGAAGGCGCATCCTGTTCATGGATGGCGAAAAGAATCTCGCGCTGTTCACGGGGTGTCATTGTGAGGCTCATGGATGGAAGTGATGCGTTCATTTTGTCGGGTTTGTCGGGTTGTTGTCGCTCGGCGTGGCGCCTTGCGTTGGATGCAAGCTAGGCCCACACTTGAAAGCGCGCAAGCATTTTTTCAAAGTATTTTCAGCCGCGCGTAAAGTGTTGAGTTGCGGGGCAGCTACGCAGCGCGATGAAAAGCCGCTTGCACGATTTCAGCGCGCTGCTACGGTGCCAGCCTGCTGGGAACATCCCCGCGACGCAGCAAGAACAAACCTTGGTGAAAACTGCGCCGCGCGCCTTGCCTGATGGCGGGGCGGGCAGAATCCCCCGGCGTGACATTCGTTCCGTAATGCTGACAGTAATCCGCCACGGCTGACGGTGGCTGACGGTGGCTTGCGACGCTTACGCTCGGCGCACCGTAGTCGAAAAAAGCCGCTACGGTGAAATAGTCACGCTTTTCGTTTGACTTCGCGTGACGCGTCGCGCATAGTCACGCTATGGCATACACAAAACTGTTCACATCCATCATCACTTCAACAATCTGGGCGGAGGACGACGCAACGCGCATCGTCTGGATTACATTGCTCGCGCTCGCCGACAAGAACGGCGAAGTGCAGGGCAGCGTGCCGGGCATCGCTCGCTTGGCGGCGGTCTCGATTGAAAGCTGCCGGGCGGCCTTCGTCAAATTCATGTCGCCAGACCTAGACTCACGCACGAAGGACGACGAGGGGCGGAGGGTTGAGGAAATCGAAGGCGGTTGGGTGCTGTTGAAT